CCAGTGGCACACCGACGTCACCTTCGTCCCGGCCTACCCGCTCGCGTCCATCCTGCGCGCGATCGAGCTGCCGGACGCCGGCGGCGACACGCTGTGGGCCAACACCGCCGCCGCCTACGAGGAACTCTCGCCCGAACTCAAGGAGTTGGCGAACTCGCTGCGCGCCGTGCACACCAACAGCTACGACTACGCGGGGCTGCCGCCGGAGCGGGACACCGAGGCGTTCCGCAAGTACCAGGAGGTCTTCGCGTCCACGGTCTACGAGACCGAGCACCCGGTCGTGCGCGTGCACCCGGTCACCGGCGAACGCACGCTGCTGCTGGGCGGGTTCGTGCAGCGCCTGGTCGGATACTCGCGCGACGACTCGCGGCTGCTCCTCGAACTGCTGCAGAACCACGTCATCCGCACCGAGAACACCGTGCGGTGGTCGTGGCGGCCCGGCGACGTCGCGATCTGGGACAACCGCGCCACCCAGCACCGGGCGGTCTCGGACTTCGGCAGGACCACACGGGTCCTGCACCGGACCACCGTGGACGGCGACATCCCGGTCGGCGTCGACGGACGCCCCAGCACCCCCCTCAAGCCGGCCGCCTGAGCCAAGGGCGGGTCCGTCCCGGAGCCAAAACCGCTCCGGCGCGGGCCCGCCCTTGCGCGGTCAGGACGGCAAGCCGCGTTCAGCCGGACTGCTTCGGCGGCCAGGGGTCAGGAAGAGGGCAGCAGACATCCATCAACTCGCCATCCGGCGCGCGGAGCTGGTCGAGAGGACCGCCGCACTCCGGACACGTTTCGACGCTCACCGCCGCCTCCTCAACGTCCTGCCGCAGCGCAGGCAGAACCGCCTAACGCCCCACACCTCGGTCACGTCGCGAGGCTTGTGCAACCCGAGAAGACAGAACGGAAGCCAGCGCAAAGACAGCACCGAATCCAGAAGGGCAGCGAATACGTGGGCGGGAGAGATATGACTACGCATCGCGAGCCACCATTGCGCAAGCCCGCCATGCCAGAAGCACTCGATCGGCGTCAAATCGGCCGACGACACCTCGGCGGATGTGCAGGCCGTCGAGCTGGGAGACCAGAACCGCCCGCTTCTCCGTCTCGGACGTGCTAGCGAACTGCCAGTATTCGCGGACGGTCTTGCCGCCGTAGGCCATATCGCCCCGCTCGGTCAGGAGCCGCTGTTCGAGGTGCTCGTCGAGGCCGGCGCGGCCGATGGTCTGCCTGCACTTCGGGCAGTACAGAACGGCCTTGCCCTGGTTCGTTCCGCGGCACATCCAACGGTCGCAGTCGGCGCAATGGGCCACCCGGGATAGCAGCGGTGACGTGTGCTGCCGCCCCGGGTACTTCCGGGCCTGCGTCGTAGGGCGGTCGTCCATCGCCTGCACAAGCTCGGCGAACTCATCGACCGTGAGGATGGCCAGTGAGCTGTCGACTATCGGCGCGTCGTTCTCATCGCGGACGACCGCGAACGGGTCGGCGGCCTTACCGGACTTGCGGCCTGGGTTGTAGGGCGTCATGCCGGCCAGGATCGGGTTGCGCAGGATCCCTTCGACCGTCTGCCGGTTCCACTCTTCGTCGTCGCGCCGCTCCCGGGTAAGACGCGGGAGCGGAGCGCCGCTCTGGTTGAGCCATCTGACGATCGCGCCGGTCTGGGAACCTTGGCGGGCGCGCCGCACGATCCCCTCTAGCCAGTCGATGCGGTCGGGGTCCTTGGCCAGGATCCGGCCCGGGCCGTCGGGGTTGTCGGCCGGCACGTAGCCGTAGGGCACGCCACCGCCGACGAACCGGCCCTGCTTGATGAGGTGGGCGCGGGCCGCCTTTACCCGGGAGGCGATGGCGGCGGCCTCCATTTCGCCGAACACGGCCAGGATCGTGGCGAAGGCCCTCCCCATCGGGGTGGTCATGTCGATCGGGTCTTCGACGGCGACCAGGCCGGCGCCGCGCTTCTGCAACACCTCGTCGACGTGCAGGAAGTCCAGGACACGCCGCGCGAGTCGGTCCACCTTCCAGATGACCACGGCGTCGAACTCGCCCGCGGCGAGCAGCGCACGCCAGCCCTTGCGGTCCTCGGGCCGGTTCGCGGTTGCGGAGACACCGTCGTCGACGAACTCGCCGGCGACGATCCATCCGCGCCCCTCGGCGTACTTGCGCGTCGCGTCGAGCTGGCGGGCGATCGAGACCGACTCTTCCTTCGTGACGCTCAGGCGGGCGTAGAGCACGCACCGGCGGGCCGGGGGCGTCACAGCGCACCCGTGTGCGAACGCCGGGTCATGTCGTGTTGGCCGGTGTGGCGGATATTGACCGTCATCCGCGACTCGGGGAGCCCGAGCACCTGAACGGTCAGCGTGTCGCCATCCCGCTCGACGACCAGATACTGCGAGCGCGACAGGCCCTGCCAGGCCGCGTAGGGCTTGAGGTAGACGAGCCTGCCCGGCTGAACCGATGCCGCCCACTCGTCGAAAGGCTTGATGTGCTTTGGCTTGCACCGCTTGCAGTAGACCGTTCGTGTGGTTGGGTCCTCGGCGAGCAGGTCGACCGCACAGCCACCGCAGCTACGCAGGTAAAGGGTCGGAAGGACGCTCACGATGCACGCTCCCCAGGCAGTAGGTGCTCGATCTGATACCGGTGCCAGTCCCCGTAGAAGCCAGCCAGATCCGCCTGCCACTCCAGGTCATCCCCGGCAACCACGGCTGGGCACGGAGGCGGCAGCGGACGGCAGGACGGGCACTCATCCGGGTGCACGCCGTCCTTGCAGATGTCCGAACCGATCGCCTCCCGCTCCTCCGTCTTCGGGCCGCGCAGGAACTTCGCGATCGCCAACGGGAACGCCACCCAGATCACGGCAGCGAGCGGCAGAAGGACAGCCAGACGGGTCATGGCGTCACCTCCGCCATCTCGGCGAGGTCGTGGTCCTCGAACCGCTGCCACCGCAGACCGCTCGACTCGTCCACCCACACGGTGATGTGCCGGGCTATCCCCCGGGGATCGGCCGCATAGGCGCGGGCCAGCGACTGGACGAACTCGTAACAGGACTTCTGGGAGCGGAAAAGGTCGACGTCGCTGGAGCCCCGGTACGTGATCTTCCACTTCTTACGCACGGCGCTCATGGCTTCTCCTCTCCAGAAGAACCTTTTGATGTGCCGCCTTCGGCGGAGCCTTCGGCAGTGGCCGCGGTCGGGAGCGGCAGACCGCCGCTCAACTCCCACAGCTCGTTGAAGTCCTTCTCCAGCGCGCGGTACGAATGGACGACGTACTCCACCGTTGATTCCAGCGTGGTGAAGCTGTCATCGTCCCCGTCGTGGATGCGCGTCAGATCGTCGTGTGTCTTGTCGAGGCGCTTGTTCAGTCGGTCTATCTCGTCCAGTAGTGCGGGGACGTCGGTACGCGCTGCGGCCGCAAACTCGGCGTCGGCCTCTCCCTGCTCGCTGGGCTCGAACTCGATGATCGGGTAGGTCGGCGACACGATCAGCTCGTGGTTCTGGAACATCTCCTGCGCGACCCTGGTGTCGCCGCCGTAGTACCACGGCCCTTCGGTGGCCGCCTCGGCGCGGGCGCGGATCTCTTCTAGCTGCTCCCGGTTCACGACCCCTCCCCGACGTAGCGCGCGTACACCGTGTAGCCGGCCGGCGTCGTGCGCGTCTGCGCCTCGAAGTGGCCGGACGGGCGGAAGGCGGCAATCACGCCCCGCTTGATCTGCCTAGCGATGCCGCCCGTGTGGGTGAAGGTTGCGCCCTCCAACACGACAGCCCACCGACACGGTTGCTCCCGCAGAGACACCGCGACCTGCCGCCAATGCTTGCTGCGGTTTGGCTGCCTAGCTTCGGCGCGGTGGTACGCCTCCGGCGGCTCTTCCCACCGCAGGACCCCGCTCATGCCGTCCACAGCCTGTACACACCAGCAGCGGCACCGACGCCGCACGCAGCGGCAGCGAGTCCGAGGATCGCGCCGACGAAAACCCATCCGGCCTTCCGCAATCCATCACCACGACGCGGGTACATGGGGGAACTCATGACACCGCCCCCTCGGGATCAGGGCCGTCGTAGTGCTCCTCGGTGAGGATTTCGATCGTGTCGGTTGTCGCGTCGTAGTTGACCGCGTCGATTCCGACCATCGCGGCGCCGCCAGACCACAGCGGCACGGCCACCCTGACGTCGTTGTTCCGCCGTTCGTTGAGCGCCTTGACCAACTCATCACGAAGCATCGGACACCGCCCCCGCTCTGCGGGACTCGATGAGACGACGCCACTCAGCAGTCAGCGGCTTGTAGGCGCCGAACTCGTCACGGAAGTGGACGTCGAAGCCCTTTGCGTAGGCGTCCTGGGCGGCGCGGTACGCATCCTCGGGCGCGTCGGCGAAGTGGCCGAACTCCTGGCCGAGGATGCAGTTACAGGTGCTGCTCAAGTCGAGGCGGTCGAGGTCGATGCGCTGCCACCAGTCCGGCACCACGCGATCGAGGTAGGCCGCCCCGGCTGCTACGCGTTCGGGAATAGTCAGCTCGCTCACTGCTCCACCGCCCGCCTGTCGATTGCCTCGATCCACTCGACCGCGAGAGCCGCGACCTCGACCAGGTGGGCGCGCAGGCGGCCGGCGTCGGTCTCGGCCGACATGTTTGCGAACGGCGCGGTGATCAGGTCGTGCCACGTCACCGCACCGGTCTCGATGAGCTCAGCGACCGCCTCGCCGACCTCCTCCGCCTCGACCATGAGCGCCGGGTCTGTTCCGTCTTCGAAGTTCCGGGCTTCCTGCTGCTTCTGCCGCTCGCGGGCAACTTCGGCAATCACACTCGCGGTGCTCACTGCTCTTTCCTCTCGTACACCGGCAGATAGGCCGTAGGAGCTGTCAAAGGGGTATAGGGCCAGGCGTGAGGCCAAGGATCTTGAGGTTTTGGGAGAGCGTTTATGGGCGGCGCTTCGCGCCTTAGTCGCATCAGCACATCGGCGGCTGGGGTGGTACGGCGGCGACGGGCCATCACTCCACCCGCCATTCGTCACGCTCAACCTGATGCGTGTATCGGGTCAGGGAGAGCTGCCAGC